TTACATCTAATCTGAAGTATCAGATCATGTTGGATTCTGTTCAAGGTAGAGCACCTGGTATGGCATTCATACCTTACTGTTCTCTACCTGAGTTAGAAGGATGTATGCAAGTGTGGCAGTTCATGGAGATGATCCATAGTAGATCATACACATACATCATTAAGAATGTATATGCAGATCCTTCAGATGTTTTAGATCATATCCTTACTGATGAAAACATTCTTTCAAGAGCAGAGTCTGTTACAAAATCTTATGATGACTTTATTAATTATGCACATGAATATGATCAAAGTAATCATTGGAGACCAGAATGGAAGGAGCATATCAATGCAGAATGGACAAGAAGAGATCTTAAACGATACCTATACAAAGCAGTTGCAAACGTTAACATACTAGAAGGAATTAGATTCTACGTATCCTTCGCTTGTTCCTTTGCATTTGGTGAGAACAAACTCATGGAGGGATCAGCAAAGATACTATCACTCATTGCTAGAGATGAATCACAACATCTAGTATTAACACAACAGATATTGAAGAACTGGACTGAAGGTAAGGATGATCCAGAGATGAAAGAAATTGCAGAAGAAGAACAAGAGACAGTTACACAAATGTTTAGGACGTGTGTAGATGAAGAGAAGGCATGGGCAAACTACTTGTTCAAAGAAGGTAGTATGATAGGGTTGAATGAAAGATTACTACACAATTATGTTGAGTGGATTGCTAACAGGAGAATGAAGGCAATAGGTTTGAAGCCTATATACGATCAACCCCTTAGAAATAATCCACTGCCTTGGACAGAGCACTGGCTTAATTCTAAAGGTCAGCAGAACGCACCACAAGAAACGGAGATTGAAAGTTATGTCGTTGGAGGAATCAAACAAGATGTCACAAAAGATACCTTCTCAGGGTTCTCCCTCTGATGAAATTCAGTGGGACTTGGAAGACTTGAAGAAAGCAATTACTGATAGTGCTGAATTGTATGATGAACTCCTAGACAAAGCAGGTCAGCATGAGTTACCAGCACATACAGCAGAAGCAATGTGGGAAATGGAACGTAAACTTTGGCAACAAAGAGAGGGTAGTCAGCTTGACGAACCAAGTTATTAATGCTATTGTAACAATATGAACCACTTTGTAATGGTTCTCTGACATAAATAGTCAGTAGGTATCAACAGATACCTTTTCGTTCATCCCAGAAGGGACGCAAGTAAGCCGACTCGGAACGGATCTCGTTCATCCTATGGAATTCTTAATCGCTGCTGCTATTGGTTGCTCTGATATATCTGAAAAGATAGACAGAGTTAATGCGAAGCAAGACTTATCTCCTACTACCAAGACAGAGATAGTTGAAATCTATAAGACTCATCTTGTAGAAGCACTAGGTTTGGAATGTACATGGGACGCAAAAGCCGACTGAAGGAACGGTCTAATAAACCTAATCCTACAGGAGAAAACCAATGGCACTAGTCACTTACAGAGGAGTCAAGTATGACTCTAATGAGTACAATAAAAAGGTACTCGCTGAGGCAGCTCAGCACAGAAACTTCGATCTAATGTATCGTGGTATCAAAGTGGGTCGTAAGTTTGCTTCACAAAGTTAACTTATACGTCACGATTTGTGTATAAAGACACCTGATTGACAGGTGTCTTTTTTTATGTGATAATAAATATTGGAAATTGTAACGAGAGTCATGAAAATTTTTCTGGACTGCTCTGATGTTGACCTAATAAAACAGTCTTATGCTACTGGGTTGATTGATGGAGTTACTACTAACCCCAGTTTGATGTTGAAGAATGGTCACAACCCTTTGGACGTTCTTAAGGAGATAACTTCTATCTTTCCTTGGGATGCTTCAATATCAGCAGAGGTGGTAGGAGAAACAGTGGAAGATATGTTAGCCATGGCTGATACTTATCTTGAGATAGCACCTAACATTACTATTAAAGTACCTTGTACACGTACAGGTCTTAAGGCATGTAAAGATCTATCAGAAGATGAAGTAGCAGTTAATGTAACACTTATATTCTCTGCTGCTCAAGCTATACTTGCTTCTAAAGCAGGGGCAACATACGTTTCACCCTTCGTTGGTCGTTTGAATGACCAGTATTGGGATGGCATATCATTAGTGGAGGAAATTGCAGATGTATACTCAACGCATGGTTCTAAAACTCAAGTACTCGCTGCTTCAATTAGAGAACCAATTCAAGTCACAAAGTGTTTTCGAGTGGGGGCTGATATCTGTACTCTGCCTTGGGATATATTTAATAAAATGTATGACCACATTTTAACTGATCAAGGTATGGCGAAGTTCGATTCGGACTGGAGCCAACTCCAGGATAAACTGAAGTGAACGGTAGATTAAGCAAGGTAAATATGACTGCTTATATCATGAAGATGAAAACAGGTCTTCATGAAAAGACATGGTATCCTGAGTGGGATGACAGACAGAGAGGAGCAGCCAATAGGATTTTACTTAACGTACTAGAAAGACTGGATGAATACTGGGAGTGAGTTATGGAAAAAAGAAATTTAAAAACATTGATAGCAGATCTAGAACGAGCAATAGCAGAGATAAAGTCTGAAGTTTATTCAGACACCTCTGCTTATCGTATAGATAGTGGCGACGGAATAAAATCCTACGCCCAAATTAACGATGAAGACGGAGAGTGCGACTAATGAATACGAAAATCCCTGGTTATATCAAGGTACAACTTTCACTTCTGATGATATTGGCGACTTCTTCGGTTTTGTCTACAGGATTACAAATCTTCAGACTGGGAAGCAATACATCGGAAGGAAGTACTTCGTACAAAATAGAAAGCCTAGAGGTAGCAGACGCAAACGGAAGAGTGAAAGTAACTGGAAATCATACTACGGAAGTTCTAAGGAACTTACAGAAGACAGGAAACTTCTGGGGAACAACTGTTTCAAAAGAGAAATAATAAGTCTCCATAAGACACTAGGTAAAGTTAACTACGAAGAGACAAGACAACTCTTTATAAATAACGTACTGACTGAATCTAGGGAAGATGGAACACCTGCTTTTTACAACAGTAATATACTTGGAAGGTATATGCGTAAAGACTATTTCGATTCCAGCAAAGAGGATTGACAATGGACTTTCATGATTGTTATAATGTCTTGGCAGACAACCTCCCTCCCATGACAGACTTCTACGACCTTGAACAGTCTATGGAAGAAAGATATATTGATTTACTAATTGATCAACTACATGACATGGCCGAGCAGGCAATTGATGAAGGTACATTAGATGTTTTGTGTTCCATTTGAACATTATCAACCCATTGAAAATCATCAGCAAGCTAAAGAGCATATGCTGGAACTGTTTAGTATGTGTGGTGAAGATAAGAATGGTATGAGAACTGATTTCTTTTTAAATGATGTTAATCAATCTCTACCATCTTATTATCACACTTTAATTATGTACTTGTATGATTACATACAGGATCTAGAAAATCAGATGGAGTTTAGAGCTAAGATTAACTCTATGTGGTATCAACAAACAACTAGAGGTCAGTACCATGAGGTACATAATCATGGTTCCGTTGGACTGTCTTGTGTTTGGTATCTAGAATTTGATCCCTCAGTCCATCAAGCAACTACTTTTTATTGTCCCTTTGCTGATCCTCTTACAGGAGATCTATTACAAGAGACACCTAAAGTAAAAGAAGGGGATCTTATTGTCTTTCCATCGTACTTACTTCATGAACAGAAACCAAATCAAAGTGACGTAAGAAGAACAGCAGTATCATTTAATCTTGATGGTATGCCTAAACCTATTTTAAAATCATGAGTAATTTTTATCAGATGTTTGCAACACCTCCTTTGATGGAGGTAAAATATGAAGGTAGTCTTGATGATTATAAGGAAGCAATTAGAAAGTTAACTTATAGAAATTCATTTGCCAATAGTGTTAGTACTAATACATATGTTTTAAATCTTCCTGAGTTTAATCCTTTAGAAAAATTTTTTAAAGATGCTGTACATGAATATACTGACAAGGTATTGAATAGTGATGATGAGATAACTATACAGCAGTCATGGATAAATTTAACTGAAAAAGGTAAACATCATCCAAAGCATTATCATACCAATAGTTATTTGAGTGGTGTATTTTTTATTCAATCTAATGAAACTGTAGCACCTATTATATTTGATTGTCCTAACACTCATAATTTTCCTATGAGACCAGAGCCAAGAGGTGAGGTTAGTAATGAATTTATTAATGATAGTTATACATGTGTAGCTAAGGAAGGTACGCTCTTATTATTCCCTAGTAATCTTCCACATTGGGTTCCTATTAATCCATTACCAGAGTCTAGAGTAAGTTTATCTTTTAATACATTTCCTAAGATTCCTTTTGGATCTGTAGAGAATTCTACACGATTGACATAACGTCAAACCTACTATATAATAATACCATATATTTTTATCTATAATTATGTCTTGTAAATTACATTCGGCATGGTTGGAAGCTGAAGAAGCAATGAAGCAAATGTTCATTGCTGGATTTGAAGCAGAGGGGAAGTACCCTGAAAAATATGAGACAGATTATCGTGCTGACATCACTGATATCTGGCATATGTATCAAAACGTTAGAAGAATTCGTGAAAATATGGTGAAGATGGTTCCTGAAAATTATATTCATGAACATGAAGATTCATCTACTTCTACTGAAGATTCATCTACTTCTACTAATGATGATACTATTCATATAACAACCAGTGATAATGGAGTAGCTACACTTCCAGATGGATGTTATGATCCTGATGGTAACATTACTTTGGATCCAGGAGTTAACATTACTTTGGGTGATGCTATTACATCAGTTGGTGATGCTATCACATGGAACAATGAAGTGTTTAATGAACCAATTACTTTTGAGACAGCTACACAGTCAGGAGAACTTCCACCTACTACTATACCTACCCCCAGAACAACTAATCCTATAGATCCTGAAAAGAATGCTGAGGATCTTAACAACAGGGACGGAGACTAAGTAATCCGTCTTTGCCAATAGACGTTAAACTAGATGGTCTTACGTGCAAAAGCAATGATAAGATTATCTTATAAGGGTCATCAGAAATGGTGACCCCTTTTTTTGTTCGGTTTTCTAGGCATTTATACCTTGACGTATCTTAATATTTACTATATAATTATGTAACGTTTCTTAACAATACAGAAATGACTTCAACAACTGCCAAAAGGTATACAACTACCGAGTACGGCAAGCAAAATGTGTTCGCAGCAGAACCTCCTATGGAGTACGTTGAGAACTATGAAGGTTATTGGAAGAACGCAGAGAGACTCAATGGTCGCCTAGCGATGATTGGTTTGTTTGCAGCAGTCCATAACTATGCCATCTTCGGATGGGTAATTCCAGGCATTGTGTAGTCGACACAAGGTCTCTTTAAATTCTATCCCTATTACAAATCTAAGAACAATGACACCAGAAGCAGAAAAGTTTAACGGTTGGATGGCTATGATTGGTTTCGTAGCAGCAACAGGTGCTTACATC